TCTTCCTGATCACATATAATACATTCCATTAAAATTAGGTAAAAATTCATTAAGATATTTTTTACATCTTGTCTTTAAAATTTTTCTAATTTCATCAATTATTGAATTCTCATTTAAATAATTTATTAGTCTCATTTTTATGTTTTCCTAAATTTTTGTTTTAATTTTTTATGAAAACCTCAATCAAGTATAGAATTAGTTGATCTCTGCCAGGAACAGAAGTGAATTAACTAATTGAAATAATTGTACATATGAAAATTGAGGAATACCTAAACTTATTTTATAAATTATAATATGTAACCATATCACATATTGGCCCTCTTGTTTGTTTACAATTCATTTTAAGATGGGCATATCTTTTATCACCTTTAAGCAACTTAACTACTCAGTTAAGACCATTATTATCTGTATTACATCTTGGATGATCTACTTGAGAAGTATCACCTTCTACTACAACTTTACAATTTTCACCCATTCTAGTTAATAATGTTCTCATTTCATGTCTAGGGATATTTTGTCCTTCATCAACAACAACATATGCATTTTTGATATTATCTCCTCTCATAAAATTTAATGGAGCAAATTCTATAAATCTAGGATTTATTTCTAGTAATGGTGATTCAGGATCTATAAATGCTTTATTAAATGGTCTAACTTCATGTAATTCTAATAATAATTTATATAAGTTATTTCAGATAGGTTCCATTTTTTGTTCTACATTTCCAGGTCTGTAACCTATATATTCACTTGATTCAGCAGATGATTTTATAATTATAATTTTATTATATAATTTCTTTTCAAATGTCATATAAAGAGCAGATGCCAAAGAAAGAAGTGACTTTCCAGTACCTGATTTACTTTGAATTGTAGTTAGTGGTATATTTCTATCAGTTAACAATTCAATAGCAGCTTTTTGATATACATCTTTCGGCTTTACCTTTCAAATTTCTCTTTCATAATCTATACATCTTTCTTTTTTTCCATTTCAGAAGAATAACTTACCATTTTTAAAATAAAAGCAATTATTGATATAATCTTCATTTTTGTATCAATCAATAAATCCTGTATATTTTTCTGATTCTGATTTGAATGGTAAACTATCTTTAAATTCCTCACTATTGATTCCACATATATAAGCTTTTAATTGTAATAATCTATCATTAGTGACCAATATTGGTTCTTCACCATCAACACTTCTAAGTATTCTATCATCATTATTAATTATAGAAGATACATCTCCTGTAAAGTTAATATAATCTCTATTATCTCATATATTTTGTATTGCTTTAGATGTCTTTGGACGTTTATTATTATCTTTAAGTAAATGATCCAATTCATTAATTACTGTTATTGATATATTAATTTTATTCTCTTCTCCATTTCTTAATATATTGATAGCATCTTCTCTTTCTAATAATACGTTTGTGTCCAAATGATAATTTTTTTGCATAAAGTTAATTCCTTTAATAATTAAATTTTAGTTCAAATTCTTGTCTAGGTATAATTTCTATCCTTCCCAAGGAATTTATTGTAAGATAATCACCTCCCTTAGCATTAATTTTTTTACCATATTCAAAGTAGCAAGTATCCTCCTTTAACTGTGTATAATGTAAAAATTGTTTATCACTACAACACTTTTTAAAATCAAATTTAGTAAATAAATTTTCTCTGCTTACTCTTTGAGTCATAATTAACCTCATCATTATTTATGTTTATTCTGTTCCTTCACCTTCTCCTAATTCTTTCTTCTGTTCACTTTTAAGAAATTTAAGAACACTTTCCCTATCTGTAACTATTACATTATTGTTTGTGGTTCCACCATTATCGCCAAGTTGATTATTGTAATACATCTTTTTCAATTCTAATTCTTTATCTTTCTGATCTAGCTCACGATCACGCTGCTTGATTCTTACTTGTTTCAATTCATCATTAAATCATACAGAATTAATTGTAGCTATTGAATTTGCAGCTGTGGTAATTGCATTAATTAAAGTAGCAGCAACTTCACTGTATCTTGCTGACATGGCTCCATTTACACATTCCCTTTCAACTAAATCAAGAAATCTTCCAGCTTTCTCAATAACACTGGTTAATACATTATTAGGGTCTTCTAATTCTTTTGCTTTAACAAGAATTTCTTTAAATGTTTCAATTTCAATTTCTTCATTTTCAATATCAAATTCTTCTGCTAAATTATTACGATTTAATTCACTCATATTATCACCTTATCATTTATCTTTAATAATATTTATAGATTTTTACTTGACAAAACTCGTCGAGTTTGTTAGACTGTCTCTTAACAAGAGACAAAGGAAGGATAATATTATACAATGTATTAGTTAATATTACATTGTAATGAAGGATATGTCCTCATATCCTGAATAATCCCCCTGTGGGGGATTATAATAATACATTTCGGTAATCTCTTGACAATGATTCAATTAATTATTATATTATAATATAATAATTAAAGGAGGTAATTGATTATGATGGATATTTCTTCTCCGTATGTAAAAATTTCTACCAAATTCTTCAATACAGAACTTGATAATTGGTTTGAAAAGTTCATAACTGATGAAGATGAACTTTTACTTAAAAAAGATAAGGAAGGTAATAGTTATGTAGAAATTGAAGTTCCTGGTTTTAATAGTGATAATTTGGAAGTTACATTAGATAAGGGATTTTTAACAATCTTTGGTGATGATAAGGAGGGTAGACAATTAAATAAATCAGTATTCTTAGGTAATAATGTAAAAGAAGTTAATGGTTCTGTTAAAGATGGTTTACTTAAAGTTTACTTAGAAACAAAAAAGGACAATTCAAAGAAAGTCTTGATTAAACAAGAATAATTTTTAAATTTGTGTGTAACCATTTGAAATGTCAAGAGAAAATTCTCTTGACATTTTTTTATGATTTGATATACTGGTCTTGTTTTTGAGGGGGAAAATTGTGAATATGAATGGGTAAAATGTGGTCATGAAACATATTATAAACCAGGAAATATTGTTTCTTTATGTCCATATCATGCGGATATATATCTCCAGTATAAAGAATTAAGACCTACAAATGAAAATTGTGAAATTTGTGAATTTGAAAAAAGATCATTAAAGGAGAATTAATTATGTTATTGTTTGATATCAATAATGAAGTTACTTATAATGCCTATCCTGATTTTTCATGGTGGGATGAGAGTAAAGAATGTTGGGTAGTTGATGGTCCAATCTGTGAAGTATATTTTTATCCGGGTGAAAAATATAATTATTTTGATGTACAAGCTGAAGTGTTGTATCCAGAAGACTAGTTTGATAAAAGAAATTGAGGGATTTATGAATATTCATGATTTAGAATCAGATATTGAAAAAAGGAAACGAGAACTAGAAGAACTTAAAAATTCTTTACAAGAAGAGAAGAAGAAAAGAAAAAATCTACCTTATAGTGAAGAAACTTTAAGATTAGCAGAAGTATTACATGAAAAATTTTGTGTACATAATCATGAAGATGGTTGTGGTTGGTATTATGATGATGGTAGTTGGACTGAATATTCAAGACAAGAATATATTAAGAAAGCTACTAAACTATTAAAAATTAGTGATTTAGTTTCATTAATTGATATCATTGAAATTATAGGAGATTAATATGACACATATAAAGATTTTTCAGATTTTAAATGGAGTTGAACATCATCTTGTCACAGTAGAACTAAGTAAAGAATTAAGTGATTATGATACTTTGGAAGAGTTCACCAAATTAATATATGAAAATGATAAGGCAGTATATCTTGTTGCAGAAAAGTACAGTGTTGTATTTTATCCACATCAAGGACCAGTTAAATTTGAATTAGTATAGGAGGAAAATTATGAAGAAAACAAATAAGCAAATTTATACTGAAGCAGTTGAAAAAATGAAAAAACTGGTTGATGATCAAACTGATAGAGAAGAAAACCATCACATCGCAGATGAAATACTTGTTAATTTTCTTATACAACTTGGATATACAGAACTTACTGATTTATTCAAACAACTTTATAAATGATATGCATAACAACTAAATACTCCCATAATATCTTTTTAAAATTCTATTACTATAAATATATAGTAATTAAATTTTTATTTGGAGGGATATATGATCAATTATCCAAAATTTGAAACGGGAGATGTTATTTGTGTTAATAGAAAATCATTGTTTGGTAAATTAGTTGCTTGATTTAGTAGAGAACCAGGAGAAGAAAGAGTATATTCTACACATATATCAGGATTTAAATATCCTGATACAATTTCCGAAGCTGGATTAACAGTTAAAGATACTAACTACTTAAAATGATTTGATAATCATAAAAGATTTGAGGTATGAAGGAAGAAACATTTAACTAAATTTGAACAACATGTAATTCAAGAATATTTGAATAAGTATAAAGGTAACATATATGGTGGATTAAAATTATTATTATTTCTAGCTGATTTTTCATTAACTAAATTATTGAGAAAGAGAAAGGATATTTACTTATTCAGAAAGATGGGATTTATGGAAGATTTTCCAATTTGTAGTTGACTATATGGGTATGCGTATGATAGGATAGGTTATAAATTTGGTGGATATGAACCTAAAAGATTAGATCCTGATACCATGAGAGATGTAATGATTAATAGTGAAGAATGGGAGCTAGTATATAAGAAGAGGTAAGACATGGATAAATTACAAGAATTTATCAAAAATAAGTTATTTGATAAAAATGGAAAGATGTCTGGACAAAGAACAAAGAAGAAGTGGTTTGAAAATAGAAATTATATTTCTCAGTATAATGAAATATTAAGTAGAACAAGTTTCTTAGATTTTAAATCACCTTCATTTGTTGAAAGACTATATTGTGTTTATTATAATATTCAATCTCCTATATTATGCAAACATTGTAAAAAGAATGTTGTTAACTTTCAGAAATTTTCAATTGGTTATAGTAAATTTTGTAGTTATGAGTGTGCTTATAAATCAAATGAAAGGGTAGAAAAATCTAAACAAACATGGATGAAAAATCTAGGAGTGGACAACCCATCAAAATGTGAAACCGTCAAACAGAAGAGAATATCCACTTTTTTAAAAAAGTGGGGTGTAGACAATCCAGCAAAGAATGATATCGTTAAGGAAAAAATAGTAAATACCAATAGAGATAGGTTTGGACATGATTATTATTTTCAAACAGAAGATTGTAGAGTAAAAACAAGAAAATATTCCTTAGAAAATTTTGGTGTTGAACATTTCACTAAAAGTAAAAATGTTAAACAAAAAGTGATAGAAACTAATAGAGATACATATGGTTGTGATTATCATGTGCAAAGTCATGTTAAAAATTCAGAAATGTTTACCAAAGAGTTTATAGAACAAAGATTCCTTACAGAAGAGGGGTTTTTGTTAATGGAAGGAATTCAAAAGTTCTTTAATCTTACATCTGCTAGTATATATAAAAGACTTATTAAGTTGGGAGTTGAATTTACTCCTAGATTAAATAGATCAGAGTTTGAAATATCTGTATTTAATTATATCTACGAATTGGATAATGAAATCATTGCTAATGATAGAAATTTAATTGGTAAATATGAAATTGACATACTAATTCCAAATAAAAATCTTGCTATAGAGTGTAATGGTATTAGATATCATGATGAATTTCACAAGCCAGATAAAAATTTTCATAGAATTAAAACTATGAAATGTAAAGAAAGGGGTTTTAAATTATTACACATTTTTGAAAATGAGTGGGAAGATGTATGGAAAAGAGATATTTGGAAAAGTATGATTCATTCCCATCTAGGAGTTAACAAAACAATATATGCTAGAAAATGTTATATTAAAGATGTAAATTATAAAGATAAAGATAAGTTCTTGAATGAAAATCATTTACAAGGAACTGTTCAAAGTAGTGTAAACTTAGGATTGTTTCAGGATGATGAGTTGGTTTGTTTAATAACATTTGGTAAATCTAGATATAATAAAAATTTTGATTGGGAGTTAATGAGATTTTGTAATAAAAAGTATATTAATGTTGTTGGTGGGTTTAGTAAACTACTGAAAAATTTTAGAGAGAGTTGGAAAGGATCTATTATTACATATGCAGATACCACATATAGTAATGGTGATTTATACAGAAAGAATGGGTTTACATTTGGAAAATATAATGATCCATCTTACTTTTATTGCAAAAATGGTTTTGAGTCATTATCTAGACAATCTGCTCAAAAGAGTAAGTTAAAGAAATTATTAAAAAATTATAATCCAGATTTAACAGAAGAACAAAATATGTATAATCATAATTGGTTTAAAGTATGGAGATGTGGAACTGCACAATTTTATTTACAATAAAAAACCCTCATACAATTAAGTATGAGGGTTTTAAAATTACTATGTAATTAACTATTATGGCATTGAAGTAAATACTAATTCTTCATAATAGTTAGCAGCACCGAATAGATGTTTATGAATTGCATATCTACTTAGTAAACCAATTGCAGGTTGGAAACTTGCATAATCAGTAACTCTATCCAACATTAATTGGATGTAAGGAAGATAAACAACTCCAGTATCGTATTCGTTCACACCCTTGAATCCTAATAGAATACTATCAGTATCATAGAAAGTATCTCTATAAAGAGTCATTCTACCATCTAATGATCCAACTCTTGCAACACCAGTAATAGCAGTGTTTACATTTGCACCCGTTGGATGTGTAGCAAAACTTGGTGTAGATTCAAGAGCTGCACAAAGAGTTGGGTTAGCAACTGCCCAATTAGCTGGACCTCTTCTTGTCTTAACTGCAATTCTATTTGCTTTTCTGATCATTGCATTATATAGATTTCTATATTTTTCAGATTCCCATCTACCATCAAAATCAGTGTCATAATCATATGAAGTAGGAGGTGCAACACTTCTGATCTCACCAATTAATTCTCTATCAATTTCTGCAGTTACCTCGTAGGAAAGTGCTTCTGTCATTTCACTTTCAAGATCAAGTCCGTGCATATTTTGAATATCTTGTGCAACTTCAATTGACCATCTGCTTCTTAACTTTCTGGTTTTTGCTTCGACCTGATCTTTCTCTAAGGTCATACTTAATTCTTTGATAGCTGTACCATCTCCAAATCCAAGACCCAAATCATTAGTTTCATTAGATCCTAATGCTTCACCAGCACTTGTTTCATAAGTTCCAGAATAGTCTTTATCAATAGTATTGTAACCAATTTCTTGATTAGTTCCACTATTATAAGTTTGATCAGCCTTAAATCTCATAGCAAATGCTAATCCAACTGGTCCAGTCATTGGTTGGACACCTACAATTTCGTGAGCAATTAACTCAGGAAATGTTCTTCTTACCATTGGAATAGCAATCTTATGAAAGTATCCACTTTGACCATAAGAATTTCCTTGAGGTGTTAAACTACCTGAATAAGCAGCTGTACCAGGATCAGAAATTGCTTCATTCATGTTATAACCTTGTTTGCTTAAATAAGAAAACTGGTTCTCTAACATCAATGCAGTAGCTTCCTTAACTTTATTACTTTTGAACTTTGGAGCATTTTCACTCTCTAATAGTTCCTTTCATTTTTCTAAAATTTGTTTATTCATAATTTTTAATTCCTCCTTTAGAATATTTATATTTCAATTACTTTTCTTCACTCATAATGGTTAATCATTGTTGTTTCATTTGGGTAAATGGATCATCACTTACTTCTTCAGTTAAATTACCTTCCTCTTTACCCTTACCTTTATTTTCCTCAGTTAATTCAGTTTCTTCATTCTTGGTTGATTCAGCCAAAACATCAAACTTCTTATCAATTTCTTCTTTAGAAGTAATACCTTCTAGTAAAGAAATAATCTTTTCCTTTTGTTTAAAAGGTAGACCTTCACATTTCTCTCTTAGATAAAGACCAGCACTTAACTCTTTAGCATCTTTCTTCATTTCCATGTTCTCAGAAGTTAAAGAATTAACTTGATCAGTAAGTTTAGAAATTTCATCTCTTGATTCTTTAATCAAACTCTTAGTTTCATCATCAAGAACACCTTCATCAATTCCCATTCTTACCTTCAATGTTTCCATAACATCAGAGTATAATTCACCCTTTCTTGCATATTCCTTAATCTTTTCAGGGATTTTCATCTCTTCTTCGATTACTTCGTCCAGAAAATTACTAAATTTTTCAGTAATATCAGTTTTATAATCTTCAAATTTTTGCTCAAATTGTTCTGTTAACTCTTCTTTAAGAGTTTCTTCCTTTTCCTTGACCTTCTCATCTACTTTAGTTTCAATAATGGTTTGAAGTTTTTCCTGAACTTCTGTTTGTTTAGATTCGTCAAGTTTATCAACACCTAACATCTCTAGGATTTTATCTAATTCCATATTTTATTCCTCCTTCTAGAATTGTTTTAAATTTGTCTTTATCTAATCTTATTTATAAGTAAACACTAGAAATTGTTAAAATTGTTAAAAAGTCCAGTGTTTATGGGAAAATTATGATCTTTCTTTTTCCAGTTCAATTTTCTTTTTTTGATCATCAATCATTCTCAGAAATTTATCAGTGGTGTTTTTTCTAAGGGGACTTAAAAGATTTTTAACATCATCAATGAATTTTTCACCATACATTTTAATAAAGTTTCCAACCATTTTAGATGCAACTTCTAATTGTTTGTCTGTTTTTGCTGATTTTATTGTTCTCTCTACTTTTTGAAGAGCTTCTTTTCTAGAAACTTTTTCATCTAGGTTAATACTACCTTCCAAATATTTATCAATTTTTTCTAATAGTTTATTTTGCATAAATTCTCCTTATATTAGTCTTCACTTCTCATCATATTAATGCCAATCTGGATCGCATCTTCAGTATCCTTAGCATCATTTCTCTTTTTAATAGTAGAAATCATATCATCAATAACCTTTTTATCTGGTTCATCAAAGATATCTTCAGCGGCATTTATCATTGCTTCTTTTACCTGTTTTCAATCAATTTCAGATTCACCTAAAAATAAATTTAATTTTTCTAATAATGTCTTATCTTGCATAATTTCTCTCCTTATAAATTCTTCTCAATATTATCAATTACTTGTCAAAGTTTTCTATAATATTCTTCTTTAGCCTCTTTGATCTGTTCTTCATTAGGTTCCATAACTTGAGATTCGGGAATACTAAATTCTTTACCTTCAAGTATACCATTAACCCAACTTCCATAATTTGAAGGATTAGAAGTTGCATCCCAACAAATCATATTTAAATCTTCTGACACTTCATTATTCTCTTTTAAACTTCCAAGTGCTCTACTTGAAATCCCTATCTTAATTTTTTCTTTTATTAAACCCTCAAGAACAGATCCATAAGGTAAACTTTTTAGTACCTTTGCTCTTCCATAAACATTATCTCCTTCTCATCATAACTCTTCAGTTCCATGAGAAGCTAACTCATACTTTGTTTCACATCTACTTTCAGGATGAGATAATTCACCTAGTATGGGACCATTTTCTTTAATTTGATCTTTTAGTTTATTTACCTCTCTTTCTAATATGTGCTTGGGGTATGTTCTACCATTCCTGTTCTTTTTGTTAGCTGAAGAAAATATACCAGTTACATATAAATTCTTGTTAGAATCTTCTTCGGTTAATATGTCAAAATTACTCTCAGTTATAAGTTTCAACTTTTTCATATTTATTCTCCTATTATAAATATTTATCTAAATTATTTATAAAAAAAGTGTGAAAGAATATAGTATTCTCCCACACTTTAAAAATCAAACAATAACAATTACTTATTCATCTTCAGTATTGTCTTTTTCTGGTTCTTCTGGTTCGATACCATCGACAGGATCATTTTCAGTATCTAACTCTTTTTTTAAGTAATCATTAAATTTCTTTCTGAACTCTTTCTTTAATATGTCTCTACTTTGAACGTATTTTTCATCTTCGAAATTATCCAATGCTTTCTTTACATTTTCTTTGTTTACATCACCCATAACATTCTCCTTTTTTATTTGATTCTATTCTATTTAGAATCCCATACCATCTTTTGATACAAGACCTAATTCTTTATCTTTCTTTATTCCTTCAGCATTTTCTTTAATAGTCTCTTCATCTCAATTAAGATAATGTTTCATTAAGAAGAACTTACTGAATCCTTCCTCATTTGATAAATGCATGTAATTATTGATTCTTGTCTCTAATAACATCTGATCCATTTGGCTCTTATAATTAGATGGATCATTAAAGTGAATCTGAAAATTATCTTTGGTTAATCCATAAGTATCTTTTAAATTTTTAAATTTTAAATGTAATAGGAATAACTCTTTCAAATTATCAGCAATTTTTTTCTGTTGTCTTTCTAAGAATTTGGATCATTTAATCTCATCTCTGGTTATCTCCCCCATTGCATTACCATGAAATAAATTATCACCTGTTCTATTCTCAAATTTATTTTCTACTCTACTCATAGGATATTTAAGTGCTCTATATAATTTCTTCTGAAAATAAAATATATCATCCAATGATTCAAATCCTTTACTTGATCCACCAACTGTTGATATATCTGAACCACGGTTATCGCTTTGGGGCAAAAAATAATTATCTAGGAGACTGAGCACACTTGAACTGTTCTGTAATGTACCAGTGTTAGGATCAAATGTCTGTTTTTTGTTCATTTTCTGCTTAACTTTCTCGACATACTTCATTGCCTTATCTCTAGGCATAGCACCTGTATCAATTTTGAATACAAATCTTTCTGGTGCTCTTACAATTTTATATATCACCATAGCAGTTTCTAAAAGTTTCAACTGATTATAAGGAATCTTACATTTTTCTAAGAATCCATATATTATATTTCTATTTTGACCATATTGATAAGGAATAAAGGTTATCTGTTCAGGGTAGAATACAATAATTTTATCATCTCTTTCAGCATCTTCTAGATCTTTAGGTTTTTTCGGATCTCTGCTTAAATATTGGAGAAATGCTTCAATTCTTCCAAATTCATCATACATTCTATCCATTGTTTCAGAAGGTAATCGTTTCCATCCAATAATACCTTCTTTGGGTCTATTAACGTTAATAATATTTTCTAAATATACTCTTCCATCAACAAAATAATCATAAAATATATTTCATGCTGATTCTTCAATATTTAATTTGTTATAGAAGAAATTATAGAATTCATTATTAATATTTTTCATCAATGATTCTTTATTAGATATTGATTCATCACTAACTTTAAAATTAATTATATATCCTTCTGTATCTTCTTGTAATGATTCATTAACAGCATCTTCAACAACATCTGAAATTTCAGGATTATTAACCATATTTCTATAATGATAAATCTTAGCAACTTCATTCTTATATGTTTTATTAATGTATTGATTATAAAACATGTTAAAACTAGATAATCCAGTAGAACCGAATCCAGTTATATCAAAAGATTCATATCCTTCACCAGATACTGTTGCTTGTTGTTTATCTGTTAAATAATCAGATTTTGATTTGAATGCTTTAATTGATTCATTTAATCAATCTCTTGGATTGTATCATACCATTTTTTCACCTCTTATTTAAACATTTCTTTAATTTCTCTTAACTTTAGTAAGTTATTTGGTTTTGGAACATTTTGAATAAAATTCCAATTAACAACTGTAACATCTTCTACACTTGTTGCGTAAAAAATTTCATCCCTTTTATCATAATAATATGTTAAACAACTATCTATTCATTCTTGGATCTTCTTACATTCTTCATAAATATCAAATTTATCTTCATCTTTTGCTTTGTTTGCGTATCCTTGGATTGATGATTGTGATCCTTGATTATATTCAGGATATATATGATTATGCAAATCATATTCTAACATTTTTCATACTATATTTTTGATATAGTGTAATTTATTAGATCTAAATTTTTCCTTATACAAACAAAAATTATATGTTATTATTTCTTCATCTTCTTCTGTAGTAACTATTTCATTAATATTGAAAGGTACTATTAGATAATTTTTATTTTTATATACAACTGGAAAATCTATTGCTGATGATCTTATATACATTGTAATGACTCCTTGTGTGGGTTTCTTATTTTTTGGTTAAACTGACAAATATTAGTAAATAATGATATTAAATATCTAGTGTTTAATTGATTAAATCATATTCCAAAACTTTCACTGTGTTTAAATCAACCGTAATAACTCATGATAGAATTAATGATATTTGTATTAGTCTTGGAATCTATATATTTATTTATCATTTTTACTTTATGTTTAAATTTCTTAACTATTGATTTTCTTACTTTAATATAATTATGGTAAAATTTATAACCTAAGAAATCTATTCCTCTCTTATTTATAGGAAAAATTTGTCAATTAGATTTTATAGAAAGATCTAAATTAGTTATAAGATATTGTTTTATATCCTTAAATATTTGTCTCAACTCAGATTTTGATTTATGTAATATTACTATATCATCACAATATCTACAATAATATTTAATTCTAAGAACTTCTTTAACCCAATGATCAAAGTAAGTTAAGTATAAATTACCAAAATATTGTGACAGGTAATTTCCTATTGGAACCCCTTTAGCACTATCTATAATTTTAAATAGTAGATTTAGTGTTTTATTACATTTTATTTTCTTCTTAATTATAGATTTGAGAATTGTATGATTAATAGAGGGATAAAATTTTTTGATATCAAGTTTTAAACAATATTTGGTGTTGGGTTTGTCTCTTAGAAATTTCTTAACTCTATAAAATCCTTCATGAATACCTCTATTTTTAATAGCTGAATATGTATCCCTGATAAGAACATTTTTTCATATAGGTTCTATAATATTCATAATTGCGTGATGAACAATTCTATCTGGATAATATGGAAGTTTGTAAATTTCTCTAATTTTGTTTCCACAAACTTTCTTAAATATTGTATATTCAGAATTTTCGAAAAATCCTCATTTTAGTTGTGTCTGTAACCTCTTCATGTAATATTCAGGATTTTGATCTATTAACTTTACTTCTTTATAATGTGTCTTTCCCCTTCTAGCATTTTTGTGTGCTAAATACAAATTGTCCAAGTCTATAATATCTTTTCATAAATTTCCGTGTCTTTTCATAAACAATCCTTATGTCGGTGAGAACAGAACTTTCAGATTTTTACTCTTACTAACACTGGGTTTCGACAAAACGTATTTTGGCAAGAGCCATGGTTACATAGTTTATATTAAATTTTAAGACATATTCAGTGAGCTGAGAGCCGATATTAGAATTATCATTGGAAGAGGAATTGTTAGCATGCAGATAAAAGAAACCTGCTTGATCACCATTATTCAAATTCCCGCCGACATTCAGTACTCTACTATGTAACCAGAATGGGAAGAAACTCTTCCCATTCTTAATATTTTAAAGTGTGATTAATTTTGGAGGATATCCTCCAAAATTAGACATAAGCAGCGAGCCGAGAGCCGACATTAGAATGACCACCG